GATCAGTAGAGTTTCAACGGCTCGTCCGTTTTTTTCCCCACTCATACTCAAGTTATGAGGAGGTGTCGCAACCATGGTCCATCGCGTCACCTATCTGCGGGATCCTGCTGGAGCACTGAACAGTGCAACTGAGCCTAGCTCGTTGTGCATTAGTAGGTCGAAAGTGGGATACTCGCGGCGCAGTCTTCGTCAATTTCTGAGGGCTCCTGCGTATAAAAGAGCTGGTGTTTCACCACTGCATCGTGCTTATGACGAGTGCAACTGCCACAACCATAGCGAACTTGGTTGTGGCCCCGTGCCACCTAGGTCGAGGACCTGTGACTAACGACGATCAGCCATCGTCGCTGTGTCGCTGGAAATCTTGGGGTGGATTTGAGCGGGAAACCGCAGACTGTTCAGTCTGCAGGCGTAAGCCTGGCTAGTCCTACGACGTGGGGCGCGCAACTTGACAAGTACGCGTCCCGAGATTCTTGTCCGAAATAAGAACCAAAAACAAAACAAGCAGCGAGACCTGATGTACGCCGCTGCCTTGAAACAACAGAGACCAGTACGGCCTCAGCGTACACCCCGACAACCGCCGGCGCCAAAACCGCGCGTTGCCAAGTTCATTGTGCCACAAGAACTTGAAGCTAAGAGAACATCTATGCAGAACAGGGGACTTTCGTCTTCTGGCATAGGCGCTACGATAGGTAATATGATCTATCCTGGCGTAGGGGGTCTCTTAGGGCATGCAGCAGAGGGCTTGTTTAAGACTATTTTGGGTTCAGGCGACTATTCAGAAGCCGACAATTTAGTCAAGCCCACTCCGCAGAACAACACATTGATGGGACTCCAAACCACCCCGGTCACGAACATGGTGCAGCAGATGCACTGGAACGGCCAGGCGACTAGAATTGCTCACAGAGAATACATAGGATCGATAAGTATGAGTAGCGGCTTTGCTGCCGCAGCCTACGACATCAGTCCTACGAGCACATTCATGTTTCCTTGGCTTAGTAACGTTTCGCAGAACTTCCAGAAATGGAAGCTTCTGGGCCTCGTGTTTGAGTACGTACCCACCTCCGTCAATGCAATCGCTTCTGGGACTCCTGCAGTGGGATTTGTTGCACTCGGTATCAATTACGATATTGGGTCGATCCTGCCCAGCTCTATGAAGAACCTGTTGAATACACAGGGATCGGTTTCTGCCCGTCCGCAGGATGGAATTGTTTGTCCAGTTGAGTGTGATGCTAGTCTCACTCCTACAAACCCGTTGTACATTGCTCACTTCAGCGAGACCATCACCGAGCCCCACTTGTTCTCCTTCGCTAACCTCATCATTGCCACAGAGGGACCAGCTGCCTACACGAACTGTGGGCAGATCTGGGTCACCTACGACTTTGAGTTGATTAGTGCCTTTGTTGCTAGCTCACCGGCCTCCGTACCATCTCCTATCTTCACTGACGGGAGTTTTGAAACGGAGACGAAAACGGTTGGGCCGGCGCACCTCAGGCGCTGAGTGTTGTCGATACCACATGTGTGGGATCCCCGGCCCGGGTAGGGTAGCCTCCCAGTTGCTGAAACTGGAAACCTGACCCCAGCAGTTGAGTGTGACTGGGGGGCTGCTGGCGTGCCCACCGCCAGAAAACGAGTGCAGGCGTTCCTGCACCCCACCACGTATCATGGGTGGGCCCAGAGGGTACTTGTACTAGCTCTGGGCAAGGTTCGATTTCCTTTATAATCCAGCTGTACTTAACAGCCATCTCCCATCAACTTAGTTCGCCAACAGTTGATCAATCAATCTCAACAAGTGAGCACTGGGTCTATCAAGACGCCAACTGCGTAGTACCGTATGGAATGCGTAGGGCACATGGATGCCGTGTACCTTGTTGATGAGTTCCCGTTCAATGGGATAAAAATGATTGGCCAAAATTGAGTTAGATGGTCTACGCTTGGTGAGCAAGCCATAGTTACATTCGGATGAGTGGAAAGCATAGCTGGGGAACCGACCCGGCAGTCATCCCGCCCGAATTCAAAGAAACCGAAAATGCGGAAAAATTCTAAATTATCACACGACAATGACAGAACTTAATGATACAGGAGCACTGGTAGGACAGCTACCAGCACACCGTGGTAAACTCCCCTTCAAACGGGAGGCGGTAGTGGTGCCTCTGCCCTTGAAAAAGGCCGAGTATAAAGCATCCCAGCATGCAGTCAATGCTGACAATTATGGTTGTGACACACGCAACAACCATGGAGCAAAACACCCTAAGGATAGGGCCCGCCACGAACGTGGGCGTACTATCCAGAAGCTCCCCTCCGCCAGGAGAAACGGACCCAAGTGGCACCTTAGCAGCCTAAATGGGAACCAGGGATCGTGGACCGGCAGCGATGATGTCGCTCCTGATGGCAAGGACCAGAAGGACGACAGCGGCCGTGAACACAAAAGACCACAGCGTAGCGCACCTGTGGCCGGCGCCCCCCGCGGCCGTAATAGAGGCGGGGCAAATAACCGTGGCGCCGGTGGCCGCGGTGGTGCTAGAGGTGGGGGTCCGCAGCGACCGCGACCTGTAGCGCAAGGACCTGATGGTCCGCAGGGTAGGCAGAGGAGGCCTGTTGCGTGCTTTAATTGCCACAACATCGGCCACTTTGCCTTTGAATGCCCTGTCCGGCACGGTCTTGTGCACGAGCGTGAAATTCCGCTCGCACAGTTGGAGGGAGTCCCTGCAGCGGCTGCACTTTCTATGTTGCAGCCCGAGGCGGCCAACCCACTAGCTGGCGACGACCCTCGTGTTCAACGTGCCGATGTGGATGATGATTCCGGAGCTCCCGATGAAAAAGAGCAACCCCAGGAGGATCCTGCAGCAAAGCGTTTGGCTGCTATTTCTGACCTTCGGGCCAACTTGGTCGACAAGGCTGTAACTATGCTTTTGACCAAGGAACTGGCGAGTAATGCTGACAGGAAAGTCGTCATGCAGAACTTGGTACAGTTGGCTCGTAAAGAAAAAATGTACACGCTCTTCGAGGATCCACAAGAAGAGTTGGTGAACATATACGCGTCCGCGGTGAAACGAGCCTTTGATCTAAGGCTCAAAACTGCGAAGGACCTTTCTATTTCCCGCATCTCAGATGGGAGTGTTGTGCAAACTAAGGGCACATCATTCAGCCGTGGAGTGAAAGGTCTCCCAAACAAGAGCAACTCGTGGGACAAGGGGGCTGTGAATTCTCGACCAGATATGGAAATTCTGGGTTTTTATGAGACCACGCCCATCTTCAGCTTGTATAAGATAAGGGGACTGTATCAGTCCTACTACTATGCTGGCCTTGTCATGCGCCTTTTGTTCAGTTTGTTCGCTGAGAAGCTCCTACATGCTTTTCTGTTTGCGGTCTTCGCAGTGCGCAACTCGCCTGGTCACAGGTTGTTCTGCACTCCATTCCAGCCCGTCGGTTACCCTTCTACTTTCCACCCTCTTGCAGGTGCTGATTTCTTTAGTATAGGGGGTAAACTGCATGGACCAGCTGTTGAGTGGTTGGAGACTGACAGGCAGTGTAGGGGCGGGTTGACGGTGGTTGCCGCCGCAATAGCGTTCGTGATCCTGGTTTCTTTAGAACTTGTAACACTTACTGTGTTGTACAAGAAGTGGAGCCAGCGTATCACTGATGGTATATTGCGTGTCGGTTTTCATGCTTTGGATGCACTCCTGGTGATTGGCGTAGTACAGCCTTTCGCAATGGTGGGGTGCGATTTCCAGCTCTTCCTAGTCGACCTTCCATTCTATCTCTCCATGCTCATCCTTGCAGTTCACACTGTGTGGAACGTGCGTTGCTTGTTTTTTACCCATCAGCCCCACCGCTGCTTCAGTATAGTTGAAGCGCTGGCACGCTGGCCTGGTATTTACACCGCCCGTTGTTACACTGATACCTGCTTGGAGGACGTCAGTATGAAGAGTGTCCGAACACAGACTGAATTCAAGGTGCAGCGAGGAGACTCGGTTTGCAAGGAGAAGGTCAGCATATTCTGCTTCTGGGGTCTCGATCGTGTGATCCCAACCATCTACCGGAGTTGTTCTCATAATGAGAAGATCTCTATGGATGGTAGAGTTGGAAAGCTGTTGCCTGCTCATGAAAGTCCCAAGATTTTTTCTTCCATCAAGAGGAATTGGGTCAATCTGATTCGTGCATTTGATCGCACTTTATCATTGATTCCAAAGTCCGATGGTTCTATGGATTTTTATGAGTGGGCAGCAACTTTCCCTCCCAAGAGGAGAGATGAGCTGATCCGAACTCGCGTAGACACTCACGACATGCCCTACCTGACTGCTAGCAGCTTCATCAAGCGAGAGGTGGCCCCTAAGGACTCCTGTGATCTTGTTTTCAAAGATCCCAGGTTCATCCAAGGCTGCCCGCTTGAACTGTCGGCGGCTGTTGGGCCTTCATTGCGTCTTTGGACGAAGAAGGTGCGTGACGGACTGAAGCCAACCGGATACTCACGAGCTGAGATCCGGGCAGGCAAGCAGATAGTCTACACTTGTGGCCTTTCAAACGAAGCTATCGGTGAAGCTTTTAGAGCTAGCATACAAGCAATCGAGGAGATAGCAGACGCTGGAGACGAGATTGTGTTTCTTGAAGACGACCAGAGCAGATTCGACCTACATTTAACTGAAGGTCCATTCAAGTTTCTGAAGTATGTCTACAAAGCACGTCTCAGTTCTCGCGTCGCCAAGTTGCTTGAGCGTTCCGTTAGTAAGGGTCGTTCCAGTTTGGGCACACGATACTCTATACCCTACACTATGCAATCCGGCTGGCCTGATACTAGCGTGGGTGATACTTTAGTCAATGCTGCGATGAAGTCGCATATTCACGGTTTCGGTCGAAACTGGATAAGTATCATCTGCGGAGATGACAGCGTTACCGTCACCACTCGAAGAGAACTCGAGAGACTTGGTGGGGTTGACGGCATTGTCAAATCGTACGCGGACTTCGGGATGGAAGTTGAGGCGAAGGTCTCTACTCATCCACTCGATGTTGAGTTTTGCAGTGGAAGATTCTTCCCTGCACAAGGCTCCTATATTCTTTTTCCGAAGGTGGGAAGAATTTTAAGTAAAATCGCGTGCGACACCAAAATCAGGTCGGTCAAAGAACAGGCAGCTTGGCTGCGAGGTATTGTTGCAACCCTCAAGAACTTCGGACAAGTTGATCCCGTTCTTGGAGCTCTTGGTCGTGGGTTGGGCGACACTCTCAGCGACGGCAAGGCACACGTGGATCCCGGGTGGGAACATAAACAATTTTTCGATGGTAGCAGGACAACGTCCGAGCATGACATCAATATGTATTATGACCACCATTATGGATCGTGTGCCAGCCAAATTAGAAACTTAACATCTCTGATGGAGCAACAAAGAGTAGGCCAAGTGTGTCAAGACACACTGGCTGAACATATCGCCCTCATTGATGTGGCCTAAGTTTCCCTGATGCCGTGTCGAGCTCAGACAATAAACGTAGTAGTCGCCATTCGTCGGCGCAGACAGTAGCGCTGCTGTCTTCCATAGTGTGGGGTGTGAGGCCCTGGCGGAGTGAACCGCCCCAACAAACTGACTAGGTGCAGTGAATCCTATGTTGTTTCGGCTTGACCGATTCGTCCTACGACATTAAAAC